CTGCAATAGAATCAATTGCTCTTGTTGCCATTGCAACATTACCTACTTTAAAGTCTTCATTGGTTATTGCTGGCAAACCGGAAGGCAAACCATTAAACGCAACAGAAAAACGATTAGATCTTTGTAGACCATTATGTCTATCAAAGAATTCTTTCATGTATAAAATTGAATTTGGATCAGCCATTTGTAAAAATTTCTTTTTCTGTTATTATTTTAAATTCCATTTTATTTTTTTCACAATATTTTTTTGCTGCTTCCCATTTGGCATTGTTTATTATCCACGTAATTTTTTCTTTCTTTGAAGCATTTTCTTTTAAATAAGTTTGTTTTTTGGGTTTGACTTCAACCATCCAAGTATTTAATCCATTATTGTTTTTAAATTGAATTAAAAAATCTGGATAGTAGTTGTGTGTTTTTTTATCTAAAGGATTTGTATATGGAACAATAATTTCTTCAAAAGACCATTTGACAATATTTTCTGTATCATCACAAAATTTACATATGTTTCTTTCCCACAATGATCTACATACTATTGATTTGGCATTACCAATATATTTTTGAGGATTTTTTGGTGTGTATCTGGTTTTATATGCCATAAAATTATTTAGAGAAATTTATCTAAATAGTATTGTAAATGCCATCATTATATAAATATCCACTTGGTAAATATGCAAGCGAACAACCTCTTTGGTTAAACTTTTTTGCTGCTGAATATTCTTTAAGAAACATAGATAGAACAAGACCCGGTGTAATTAACCGATCTTTTGCTAGAGTTCAGTTGCCAATGCCAAAAGAACCCGGTTATCAGCTTCAACATCAGTTTGGAGAGAGTAATAGTAATCCAGTAGGCCCACTTATTTCTAGAGCTGGTTTAGCAAATGCTGGTGGCGTAAACATTGGTGGGGCACTAAATCAAATATCAAGAGCTTTACAGCCTGCGATGTTTTATTATGAAAGATTGTTTGCTACTTCTACTTATAGACGATTTAGTAATATTGCTGAAATGTCCATGACATCTGAAGGAAGAAAACAATACTTTTTTCAATACGTTTTTGCTCCCAAAAATGAAGCCGAAACCATAGCTGTAGAAGCTATTGCGGGTACTTTTAGAAAAAGTTCTTATCCAGCAATTGCCGGAGGTTTACCAGAAAGATCATATCCTCAAAATTTATGGACTTTGCTTGTAACAAAAGGAAATACCCCAGCATTTGGTGGTGAAGTAAATTTAACTGCAAATTGGCTTGGTGAACCTTTGGTATGTGTTTTAAACACTGTCATTGTTAAGAAAAATGATGACGTTGATAGCGTCGTTAGATTTTTGCCAAACGGTGCCTCTTCAGTTACTTTGCTTGGCTTGGTCTTTACAGAGTTTGAAACAGGGACTTATGTCCCATCTGCTAATGCTACTTGGTCTAAATCAGAAATTTCAGCCAGAGTGTTTGGTTATAATGGATAAAATATGAAATATTTTGAAAATCTTCCTAAAAAATCATTCACCACAACAATTGGAGATTTTTCAATATCAAGTTTTTTTACTTATATTGATATTTCTAATGTCAATTTAACAACGGATGAAGTTATAACTGATTCTAGATTAAATCTACTTGAACAATCTTCATTAACATATAATGATCCAAATTCATTTTGGTTTTTTGTTTTATCAAACAAAACCATAAATCCATTTACACTGTTGGCGGAAAACACAAATATCTTTTTAACAACAAATATTGATAAATTAAGTTTGGATCTAACGGATACAATTTCTGGAATAACAAATTATGTTTTTCCAAAAGGAAGTATTGTTCTTCCTTATATTGCAAATAGTGGTAGTTCTAGTTCTTATTCTTCTGTTGGAAATTTTGATTTAAATTCTGCATTGAGCATTATTGAAAGTTCTTTTTATTACGATGAGGATATGATTTTAAAACAACAAAGAGGCGGAACTTCCAATTTTATTAATATAACAGGATCAACAGGTCAACCATTAGTAATAATTACACCGATACCCGGTGGGACATATACAATCCAAAAACAATATTTCCCCAAAAATGTAAAAAATGCTGTTGATAAAACTGTTTTGGTCGAAGCTTTAGATGCAAGTGCTATTGAAATTGATGTTGGTTGGCCACCATCTGTATCTCCTACAAAATCAAAATCTACTTCTAGTAAATCATCATCCACTCCTACTAGCACTATACCAGGTTTATCTGGTGGAAACGAAATTACAGCTATTAAAGTTGTAGAATCTACAAAAAAATCAATTTTGGGTGTTATTCCAAATCAAACTGGATTGTTTAGAAGTTATTTTATCACCACTAAATATAACTGAACATGCCTAATACTGATGCACCTTTTAATCCGGCTTATTCAACAGTTCGTTTTATTTTTTTGGGTTCTTTAACAATCAATCTAATAAATGAAGAATGTTTATTTGAAAGAGTTGAATTTGTTGAAAATGTAAATGATATTTTTCCATCCGGTGTTTTAGTTGTTCAAGATAGAAAAGATATTGTTTCTTATATTTCCAGAAATAATATAGAATCATTTTTTATTGAATTTATGAATGGAGATTTGGAAGAGTTTCCCATAACTAGCGTAAGCCATATTAATAATGCGGCATCAGATACCGAAGAAAACTTTGTTGGAATTTATTTTTCCAATTTGCATTATAAAAGAATGCAAAAAGAATCTTTAAATAATACATTAGGAATTAAAAAACCATCAGTCTATAAAATAAATGAGTTTGTTGATTCATTAAAGGGTTTAGCTTTTAATGGGGCTGGAGGAATAACCGATCCAACATCAAATTATATTTTGTATAGACCTATCAACACAATTAGTGAAAGACAGGAAGCAGTATCAGATAATGCTATCCAATATTTGAATTATATTGCAACATATTCTGTAGATGAAGCAAATAAATTGCCAAATTTTATGTTTTGGACTGATTTTGGAAATAGAGTAAATTTTAAATATTTTCATTCAGACATAAATAACGATCCAGATATTAATAATGTACAAAGCCAAGTAAGAAGAGTTGCAGTTTTTGATGGTGATTCTGTAATTCAAAAATTAACCGATGGAAAAATTTATAGAAAAGCGTATTTTCTTTCCACTGATCCAGCAAATCAATTTATCAGTAAAAATTACTATTATATTAACAAAACTCCAAAGGTTTTAGACATTATCCCATCCGGTGTTTGTGCCAGTGAATATATTGCAAAATCATTAATGTATCAATTTCAAGATGAAGGTCAAAAATATAACATTGAAATTTATGCTAGCGGTGGAACTGGAATAACTTTAGGAGCTGATCAATTAATTTATGATAAACACTGGGGATATTTTGATGGTGGTGATTCTATCAACGATGCATCATATCATACCCATATGAGTCAACAATTTGGTACTTCTCCCATATATTCAAATTTAACTTTTATGGGATCTTCTGGATATATGCCATATGTTGATAATACAGAAATGTGGAAAAATATGTTTGATATGACGGCAGTTCATCCAGATACTCCAAACACTGGATTGCCTTCTGGAGCTGCGACTAATTTACAAAAAATAATTAATATTAGATATAATAACTTTGAAACTGGACATGAGCAAGAGCATATCGATTTATTGAGATCAATAGAAACTCAAAACTTTATTTTATATTCTTTATGTTGTATGGGTCAAAGAACTGATGATTGTTTTTTTGCAGTTTTACAACGATATGAAGTCGATTGCACTAAAGGTTATACCGGAGCAGATCAAAAATCATATCGTTATAAATGGAATAAAATAGAATTTGATGCTAGTGGTTTGTGTGGGGGAGCTGGTGCAACAGCATGTTTTGATGGTTCTTGTGGTGCTTGCGGTGCTTCTGGTAATACCTATTTTCATCATCTAGAAAAATGGTCTTTATCAAACATAAAATCATCTGATTTACAAGATAATTCTTGGGCTATTAATTTAAATGAAAGAGGTATAACTAATTCTTATTTACCTCCCGGATGGGTTCCAAGCTGTATTCCAACTGGCTTTGCATATAGAGCTATTGGTGCTAAAACTATTGGTGCAAATACTGAAGATATTTTTCATATTGTAAAGTTATGTAAACACACAGAAGGAAACAATTATTTTTATTATTTTACAGCCGAAAATGTTGTTGACGGTTGTTGTGATATACCATAATATGGACTATTATAATGACTAAACAAATTGAAACATATGGATCAAATTTTCCACAGCAATCTTTTTATGCGAACACCTCTAGAAATTCGTATCAATGCTCTAATAGTGCTTTGACTAGAGGAATAACTTCTTTTCCCGGAACTTTAGATGAATGTTTTAATCAATTTGCTAGTGTAAAACAAATTGCTCAAAATGTAGGTTTTATAAAAGGTGTTTGTGCTGGAGCTTGTGGAGATTCTTACATATATGACTTGTATACCGGGTCATCTGTGCCAGATAAAACTGTAGATGAAGATGATAAACCTATTGATATTTACTTTGAGGATCCTTCTGGTGAATGTTTAAAAGTTTATGATGAATTGGGACCCGATTGGTTGGGGTGTTTGTGGGGAACACCGAATATTCCATTTAGCTGTGTATGTCCTGCTGTTAGAGCAAATTATCACAATTATTTAAAATTAAGACTCAATGTTTGTACTTTTTGGAATACACCAAAAGAAACTCCAGTAAAAAGAGCAGCCTTTTTAGATACTATAAAATATTCTACTAAAGTTATTGTCACGATTGCGGGAGATTTTAATTTAAGAATTGGGCAAGTAATGGAATTAAATATGAATGCTGCCAGTGGTTATCCATATGCTTCAGCACCCTCAATCACAAATGGTTTATATTATATAATTGGAATAAAACATGTTGTAACCAATTCGGGAACACATGAAACCGCGTTAACATTAACACAAATGTCCTGATATAAATATTTGAATGGCTACTAGCGATTTTTCCATACTTTTACGTCCAGTTGATGCTGGAACAACAAAAAAAGATATAAGCATGGTATCTGGTTTTAATTCTATTGCTCAACAAGTTGAGCATGTTTTAAAAACACAAAAGGGAGAGCTAGTATCAAATATGAAATTAGGTTCTGATTATTTTACATATGCTTTTGGTACAGAAGATATAAATGGATTAGAAGAAATTTTAGCTTCTTATATAGAGGCAGTTATTCCAAAACTTTCAGACGTAAAAGTTAGAACTCTTTATTATGATCAAACACAATATCAATTTCAAATAATTTTTACTTTATTTGATGGAATCAATATTCAAAAAAATGCATCTTGCTTTGTAGGGGTCTCAATATAATGGCATATAATATTAAAAATTTAAACGTAGCTTCATTAGATTTTGATGATATTAAATCATCTTTAATAAATTTTTTAGAACAACAAACAGATTTAAAAAATTTAGATTATCGAAATGAAGCAAGTGCCGTAAACATGCTTATTAACATTCTTGCTACGGCTACAAGCTATAATGGTGTATACGCACAATTTGGTTTTACTAATAGTTTTGCTACAACGGCTACAATTTTAGATTCAATTTTGGGAATTGCTTCAAATAATTCAGTGCTTATTGTACCTACTGGATCTGCAAATGTTACAAGAACGATAACTGCAGGTGTAACATTAAACGAATATACATCTTTTAATGCAAAGTCTTTAGGTGGATCAGATATTTTCTTTTTTAACATTGATAAAGTTAATCAAAATTTGTCTGCTTCAGTTAAATTATATTCAGGAATTGAAGTTACTAATTTTACTGGTTATGACTATGATTCTCAATCATGTGAATTACCATATACAATTGATCCAAACACAATTAATTTTTATGAAACAGATATTTTTACAAATGTACAAACCAAATGGACAAGAGTTGATAAAACCTCTACTACTTTAACTGGAAATAATACTCATTTTACAGTTATCAATGGTCCAAAGGGTTATATTGTTACAAATAATTTCACTTCTTCAAAAACTATAACAACATCCAGTAAAGTGCTAATTAGAGCAGTTTTAAGTAATGGTGGTATTGGAAATAGTGCAACAATTACGGCCCCCACAAACATTACATTTGGAACTTTTGATTCTCCTTCTGGTGGATATGATCTAATCACGCTTAAGAGAGCAAAATCTGCGTTATTGTTCAAAGCAACTGGACAAGAAAGATGTGTAACAATAAGAGATTTTAAAAATGCAATAATGAATTCAGGAATTAATGGTACTGAAGATGAAAATAACATCTTTGTAAAAAATGGATTAACGACAGGAACTGTAAATGTTTATGTTTCCAATTTAAGTGAAACTGAAAAAATTGCTTTAATGGCTTATTTGAATGAAAGATCAATTGCTGGAATAACTTTGGTATATTCATTATGATTTTATTTTTTAATGCTCAACCAGTTACCGAAGAAATAAAGATTCAAAAGCTTTTAGCTAGAGCTCAAGAACTCTATGGATCTGATTATTTTGTAACACAAAACACAAGATGGTTAGGAGATAATTTAACAATTGATTCACTTTTTCCTTCATGGATATTAAAAGAATATGATGAAAACCCAGATAATGTTTTGGTAATTCCAATTGTAAAAAATTATTTGCGTTGGCTTTTTTCTTTAGATTATGGATATGGTGCTCAATTAGAATGGGAAACTATTCGATGTGGTTTATATACAAATTCTGTTTTTCTAGAAGCTTGGGCAGATTTTTATTTCAATGGTGCTGATTTTTCTTCTTCACCATTAAAAGAAAAATTAAAAAATATAAGAAAATTGTCTATTCAGGCTGATAACAATTATTTTAATATAAAGGGAACACCAGCAGGAATAAAATATGCAATTTGTACATTATTTGATTTTAGTGTAGAAGATATTAAAGTGTCAACAGCTAATTCTGGAATAATGAATATCAATACAACATCATCAAAAATGACTGAATTAAAACAATATCAATCATTTATAGAAGAACATTTGGTTCCTGCTGGAATATCTGTGATATATGGGGTTATATAATGTTTAAAAAAATGGTAATGTTTGCTGCGTCTGTTGCTTCCCGTGGGTTAAAAAATAAAAAAACCGATATACAAACAAAACAATTACGGGTTTTATCTTGTTTTGGTAATGAAGACATTCCTCCTTGCCCTTTTTTAAAAAAAAGCCAAACAAAAGATAAACATTTTTGTGGTAAATGTGGTTGTGGTGATAACTTTAATACTTGGTTATTACAAAATGATGAAAAATACTCAAAATTGGACTATCCTGTTTTAAACTGTCCAATTAAAATGCCTGGTTTCAGTAATTATGATCCCAATTTTTATGAAATACAGTCTAAAGACCGGAAAAAACAAATAGAAGACTGTGATCCTTCCAAATTGGAACTAATCCAGATTACTATTGGTAAAGATGATAAAAAAGAAAAAATTATGAGTGAAGCTATCAAAATAATTGATAATTCATAAATAATTTTAAGATGCCTATTACCACCAAGCAAGAATTTATTGATTATACTTTAAGAAATTTGGGTGCTCCCGTTATCCAAATTAATATTGATGCCCAGCAAGTTGAAGATCGTCTTGAAGAAGCCATTTTATACCTTCAAGAACGCCATTTTGACTTCAATCAAAGAGCAATCTATGTTTATCAAGTAACCAATACAGACATTTCTCGTCAATATTTTGATACCAATTCTTTTGGACCTGCATTGGGTGCTCAAGGTGTAACCTATGCGGATGGAAGTACTGGCGTTTGGCCAATGGCATCTGATATTGTCAGTATTTCAAAAGTTTATGCTCCAAGTTATAAAGTTGGAGACTATATGTTTGATTTGCGCTATCAGATGACTCTGTTTGATTTTTTTGGTCTCTATTTTAATCAATCAGGACATCCTTCAGCTCCAATGGCTGCTTATATGGAAGCGATGTCTTATGTAAAATTGGTCAACGATGTGTTTAATTATCCCTTATCCTACACATTTACAAAAACAACAAATAGATTGTTTTTGGATACTGACTATAGTAAACTTACAGCAAGCAATTATTTGATGATTGAAGCTTATGTTAAGTTAAATCCAGATACATATCCAAAAATCTGGGATGATAGAATCTTTAGAAAATACTTTAGTGCTCTTGTAAAAAAACAATGGGCTCAAAATTTAATGAAATTTTCTGGTGTTCCTTTGCCCGGTGGAGCTCAATTAAATGCACCTGCAATGATGCAAGATTCTTTAAGAGAAATAGCGGAACTAGAAACACAACTACTCAAAAATTATGAAACACCAGTCGATCCGATGATTGGATAATCAATGGCAATAAACCCATACATAAATTTAATAACTCAACAATCAGAACAAACTCTGATAGAAGATATTACAATTGAAATTATTCAAGGTATGGGCCAAGATTGTTATTATGTTCCCAGAAAATATCTAAACATAGATAGGCTTTTTGGAGAAAATCCCGCTTCTTCTTTTGAAAAAGCATACATTATTGAAATGTACATTCAGTCTTTTAGAGGGTTTGAGGGAACTGATGTTATCACACAATTTGGAGTTGAAGTAAAAGATAAAATTACTTTAATAATGTCGAGAAAAAGATTCAAAGAACAAGTTACTATTAATGATTCAAACATAATAAGACCCAGAGAAGGTGATTTGATTTACTTTCCTCTATCAAAATCATTGTTTGAAATTAATTTTGTAGAGCATGAAAATCCTTTATATCCATTAGGAAAGTTATATTCATATCAAATAACTGCTGAACTCTTCACTTATAGTTACGAAACAATGACTACAAATAATCCAGATATTAATATACCATATACCACAACTGATGCTGATAATGGTGGTGAAATTGTTCCCAAAAACAACGTTCTGGGAACAACCGTTGGAATTAATTACTTGTTAGAAGATGAAGCTGAGGATTTTGGTTTTGATGGAAATTCACCATCAACAACAACTTGTGATGATACTCCAACATAAAGGAAATAAATGTTTGGCTATTATAATAATCAAAGTTTAAGAAAATTAGTAGTAGGATTTGGAAGCCTTTTTAGCAACATTTATGTTTCTCATGAAACTGCTGGAAGCACTTTAGGTATTGAAGTACCATTACAATATGCTTCTCAAGAAAAATTTATTCAAAGATTATTAAATCCTTCTTCTATTACTGATGGAACCAGAATAGAAACACAACTTCCTAGAATGAGTTTTATATTGAATAATATAGTTCCAGACCCATCTAGAAGAAGATCTCGTTTTGCTAGTTCTATTAGCCTAACAAATTGTGGTGCAACTGGTACATCCATTCAATTTGAAAGCCCTGTAAATGTTGGATTTAATTTGTTTGTATACACTCGTCATATAGACGATATGTTACAAATTTTAGAACAAATTTTTCCATATTTTACACCTGACCATACTATTACAATGGATTTAGCCGGGGCAAATTCTGGAGTTAATATTCCTATTATAATGGTTTCTAATAATATTACAGATCGCTATGAAGGTGATTTTAATTCACGAAGATTACATATTGCATCTTTAAATTTTATTGCTAAATCATATATCTATGGTCCAATAAATAATGTACAGACTATAACTGGATTCTGTGGATTTATATCTCTAGGAGGAATTACATCTGGTTTTACTGGTGGTAATTTAAATGAATAAGTATGAATATTAATAAAAATTTATCAAAATTGTTTGCTATTCCCGAAAGCACAAGTGATTCAACAAATTTACCAAAATTAAGTGGTGGGACTTTTAGCACAGAAAACTTTCAAAAAGATTATGATCTTGTACAATCAAATTTAAAAAATTTAATTGGAACCGGGAATATAGCATTAGAAAGTGCATTAAAAGTTGCTACAGAATCAGATAGCCCAAGAGCATTTGAAGTTGTTGCTATTTTGTTAAAAACAATGGCAGATTTAAACAATAATGTATTAGATGTGCATAAAAAAGCCAAGGATACTACTAGTGAAAAAACAGAAATAAAACAAACAAATAATTCTGTTTTTGTGGGTTCTACAAAAGATTTACAAAATTTATTAAATAAAGACCGAAGCACAGAAAAACCAATAGATGCAGAGGTAATTGATAATGGTCAACAAAAACAATAATCAAGGTTATAGAAATAATCCAAAATTAAAACCTCCTGGTGTAGAAATGCAATACACCAAAGAAGAATTGGAAGAATATGTTAAATGTGCAAATGATCCTGTTTATTTTTGTGAAAAATATATTAAAGTAAAGACACTTGACAAGGGAGTTGTTCCCTTTAAACTTTACGCATATCAGAAAAAATTTATAAACGAATTGCACAAAAATAGATTTGTGATTTCCAAATGGCCTCGTCAGTGTGGTAAGTCTACTTGTGTTACCAGTTATATTTGCCACTATGTTACTTTCAATCAAAGCGTAAATGTTGCAATTCTAGCAAACCGTTTGAAAACCGCAAAAGAAGAATTATTTTCTAAACTTCAACTTGCATATGAAAATTTACCACATTTTCTGCAACAAGGAGTTCTAGAATGGAATAAGACAAGCTTTAAACTGGAAAACGGCTCCAGGGTCATGTGTGACGCTACATCGTCTACAGCGATCCGTGGCGGCTCATATAACCTATTGCTGTTGGACGAGTACGCCTTCTTGCCAAGCCATGTAGCAGAAGAATTCTATACATCCACATACCCTACCATTTCGGCGGGTACAACCACCAAACTTATCATCGTTTCTACACCAAATGGTATGAATCATTTTCATAAACTTTGGGTTGATGCAAACAGAAACCAAGGCCACAAGTTAAAAAACATGTTTGTTCCTGTAGAAGTAGGTTGGCGAGAGACCCCAATAAGTCCCGGAAGTCCAAAATTAAGAGATGATGCTTGGGCCACTGAGCAAATTGCAAACACAAGCCCAGAACAGTTTGAACAAGAATATGGATGTAGTTTCTTGGGGTCATCGAATACTCTTATATCAACTTCAAAATTAAGTGTATTAGCCCCCGAAGATCCACTAGAAGAAGATAAGGACGGATTTAAAATTTTTGAAAGAGTGCAAACTGATAAAATATATTTTTTAATGGCTGATGTTTCTAGGGGGCAGGGAAATGATTATTCTGCCTTTGTAGTCATAGACGGATCCTCAGCACCATATAAAGTTGTTGCTAGTTATAAAAATAATACAATAAGCCCTTTTAATTTTCCAATTATTATTAAAAAAATAGCAGAACAATACAACAATGCCTATATTTTGGTCGAAACCAATGATATAGGTGGTCAAGTTTCCGGTATTTTATACAAAGAACTTGAATACGAAAACATGTTGATGACCAAAATAATGGGAAGAAAGGGGCAAATTTTGTCACAGGGATTTGCAAGTGGAAAAAGTGAAATGGGTTTAAGAACTACACTACAAACTAAAAAAATAGGTTGTGCAATTTTTAAAAGATTAGTAGAAGAGGATAAAATTGTTATCAATGATGAACGAATTATAGGGGAAATGGTTACATTTGTCTCAAAATCAAACACATATAAAGCTGAAGAAGGTCATTATGATGATTTAGTAATGTGTTTAGTCTTTTTTTCTTGGCTTACCCGTCAAGAATACTACGCAGATTTAATAGAATCTGCAAAATTTAATTATGAAGAAGCCAAAAAACCCGAAGATGATAATACTTTATTCATATTAAATACAAATTTAGATGATGATGACGATAAATTTGTTCAAGGAGGAGTTGTTTGGTATCCCTCATAAATTTTTATAAATATTTCATATCATAAAGGGATAAAATGTCTTCATTACCAACATCACCTCTAAGCTCTTTTGTAAGTTCAAATCAATATACTAAAGAAAATTTAACATTTCCTTTTATTGCTGGTATGCAAGTCGGTTCAACCTATAAGACACCAATATTTAATGGTCCAGATGGTGCTGCTTCAAATGATATCGGTGGGTTGTTTGGTTTACTAATCTATTCTCGCAGTTTTTTAAACAATCCAACTAAGGGAAATACTAGCGCCACATATATTGTTTATAATGATCCATACGAAATGGTATCAGATTTAAATCAATTAAGAGGAATAACATATGCTTTGAGATCTGGGACTGGATATACATATGCCCTATTTCACCAAAATAACACTCAGTTAATTCCAACGGCTAATGGTTTTGATTTTTTAAATGCTTTGCATTGTTTGGCTTATGGTGGAACTCTTGTTTTAGTTCCCCAAACTTCTGGATTAGATGATTATTCTCAACAAACAAATAATATTTTTGATGTAGTTTTAGATTCGAACTACAAACAATCGATGGTTCGGTGGCTAGAAAATAAACCATATACCGTAGGAATTTTTCCATCATTAGTTGCTGATGG